CGCAAGTTTCTGGTTTGGCTAACAGCCACAGGATTGATGGCATTTTATGGCCTTGAATCGGGGGACTGGGTGATGCTCTCCGCAATTTACATCGGTACACAGGGTGTTATTGATGGTCTTGCCAAGATGAAAGGCGTCTGATGTTAAAAGTTGACTGGCTTAAAGTTCTCGGGTTCGTAAAGAAAAACTGGAAAGAAATAGCAATTATTGTTCTTTTACTTGCAGTTATTGGCAAAATGCGCTATGATTATAAACAGCTTGAGAACACTTACGAAGCGAGCCAACAGTCTCTTCAAAACCAAATCGACGGTTTACAAGATATACACGCAGAAGAATTAGAAAGAAAAGAACAAGCTTTGCGAACTTATCGCGATGCATTAGATTTACTGGAGAAACAATATGAGCAAGACAGCGCTGAAGTTGAAGTGGTGGTTGAGGAAAGAATTATTGAAATTGAGACTACAATCGATAACCGCCGGCAATTCACAGAAAACAAAGAAGAACTCGCAGACCAAGTAACAGATACATTCGGATTTCAATATGTTCCTTAAAGCATTGTTATTTTCTACGGCGGCATATGCTCAGCCGCCACAGTTTACTATTCTTGGAGAAAATGAGCCAGCGCCCTTTGAGGGTGTTTTGTTTAATAAGCGCGGCATTGCCGAGTTGTTAGTTCTGCCTGAAGAATACAGAATGGGTTGCGACCTAGAGGTTGAGTATCATTTAGATGTACAGGCTACAGAGTTTCACCTTGAGCGTCAAAATTTTCAAATTCGTTTAGATGCTTTGATGCGCGAGTCCGACTTGCGTATCGAGCAAAAAGACATTGAGATTGCTGCCTTACAAGAGGCAATGTTGAGTCAGTCACCGAGCAATAAGTTGTGGTGGTTTGCCGGCGGCATAGCAGCAGGAGTTGCTACCACTTATGCTGCGTACCGCGTGTTTAATGAGTAAAGATCCAGATAAGATCGCTCGAATTGAGAAGGCGATCGCAGAAAAATACGGGAAGGAAGCGATCCAAAACCCACGTGGAAATTGGAACGAAGAAAAAGAAAAAGAATACCTGTTACAATCAAAGCATTTTTATCAAAAACAACGCAAGAATGAAGAGTGGCAAGAAAAAGTAGATGTTAATGGGATTAAGATCTCAAAAAAACTACTTAATAGAGAATCTTTAAAAAGTTGTCCTGTCTGCGGGTCTTTCCCAAAGAAATCTATGGATGATGTTTGCCTCGTCAAATTTGAGTGTTGCAATAAATGCTATATTCAATATGTCGAGGGAAGAGAAGAGAGATGGCTAAAAGGATGGAGACCCGAAAATGGCAACAGTTTATGAAATAGTACAAGGATTAGCACAAGCCGCCGCTAACGCTTATGATGGCGCTCTCGGCGAAGACTACCAGCCAGCAAAGGATGGCATCTTACGACGCGAAGAGGGCGATGCCCTTATTGATCAGCGCGTAATGGATGGATTTAATGTAAAGTTTTATGGTAACATGATGTGCTTAAGTTACCATTCTGAAATTCAGCTGAAAGAAGTATACGCTAGCGGCTTCGAAGGAGAAATCGACCAAAGACTCACCGACATTAAAGGTTGGATTGCAAAGGAATACAAAAAAATCACAGGCAACGGAGTTACTTTAACAGAAGTTGGTGAAGTTGATGTTAGGGTCGAAAACTCATCTCGTGTGCGTTCTTGGGTGCTAGCTCAAAAGCACTATAAGGTGGGAGGTCTTTCCAACAACATGAACGATGACAACAGTGGCTCTACCAATCCAGTAGAGAAAGGCTGGAAAACATTTTTAGAACAAGGAGGCTGGGGAACCAGACCCGATAACGATACAAGGAAAAAAGAAAAATGAAAATCACCAAAAGACAATTAAAAGAAATGATTAAGGAAGAGATATCTGAAGCGATCGGTGCTGGCTCTGCAATGCCTGTGGGAGGTGCTCTTTTGGAGCCCGATGGTCCTGTTGTTATAGTGGGCGCCTCTGGGACATTTAATATGGATGTTGTGGTGGACGGACAATCGTTAGCAATTACTGGACAATTACATCCCGATGTAGTGGAAGAGCTTATTGATGCGGGCGTTTTACAGCTCCCGCGCTAATGAACCTCAAGTCAAAAAATGATTAATGAGCTTTCAATTAGACAAAAAAGAACAAGTAAAAGAGATACTTAAGTGTGGAAAAGATCCCTCCTACTTCCTCAACAACTACGCAAGAATATCACACCCATTACATGGACTTATTCTTTTTAACACTTTCGACTTCCAAGATGACCTTCTCGAAGATTTTAATGATTACCGTTTTAACGTTATTCTAAAAGCTCGTCAGCTAGGTATCTCAACTATTACCGCAGGCTATATCGTATGGATGATGCTATTCCACCGCGATAAGGCTATTCTTGTTATGGCAACCAAGTTTGCGACAGCAGGAAACTTGGTTAAGAAAGTCAAAAGCATTATGCGCAATGTCCCTGACTGGTTAAAGATTGCAACGATTAGTGTCGATAACCGCACATCATTTGAACTATCTAATGGCTCTACGATTAAGGCAGCCTCTACCTCCGGCGATGCTGGTCGCTCGGAAGCTCTGTCTCTTTTGGTCCTTGACGAGGCGGCTCATATTGAAAACCTTGAAGAGCTGTGGACTGGCCTGTATCCCACCCTATCAACGGGTGGTCGCTGTATAGCCCTTTCTACGCCCAACGGAGTGGGTAACTGGTTCCATAAAACTTGTAGCGACTCTGAAGCTGGCGCTAACAATTTTCACCTTACGATGCTATCTTGGGACGTACACCCCGACAGAGACCGAGAGTGGTATAAGAAAGAAACCAAGAATATGTCCAAGAGGCAGATCGCGCAAGAGTTAGAATGCAACTTCAACACTTCAGGGGAGACAGTTATTGATCCTGATTGTATGGAGTGGATGCTGTCTACTGTATGTGAGCCCAAGTACAGAACTGGGTTTGATAGAAACTTTTGGATCTGGGAGGAGTTTGATCCTACATGCAATTACTTGTTAGTGGCCGATGTTTCAAGAGGAGACGGCGCCGACTTTTCTACTTTTCATATTATTAAACTTGAGACCCTGCAAGTGGTAGGGGAATACCAAGGAAAGCCGACATTAGATATGTTTGCTAATATGCTCAATAGTGTGGGTAGAGAATTTGGCGGTTGTATGCTTGTGGTCGAGAACAACAATATTGGATATTCAGTCCTGACAAAGTTGATGGATGACTACCAGTATCCCAATGTATATCATTCTATTAAGTCGACCCATGAGTATATTGAACAACACCAAGCAGAGAACACAAACTCTGCGGTACCCGGTTTTACCACATCAATGAAGACGAGACCTCTCATCGTAGCCAAATTAGAGGAGTTTATCAGAAACAAACTAATTACCATATATTCTTCTCGTACAACCAACGAGATGAAAACTTTTATTTGGAGGAATGGTAAACCGCAAGCAATGAAAGGATATAATGATGATCTTATCATGGCTCTCGCGATCGCTTGCTGGGTCAGGGATACTGCTCTTCAAGTTAATGCGCGAGATTTAAACTATCAAAAAGCTTTCGTTAGCGCGATTTATACAGCTCGCACAACTATGAACACACAGATTAAAGGTCAACATGGATACAAAAAAGATCAAATTTTTGATAAAATGACTGAAGCTGAAAAGTTATACCAACAATATAAATGGATTATAAAGTGAGAGAATAAATGGCACCAAAGAACCGCAACAAATCACAAGGTAAAAACCCGGCCAACCAACAGTCTACATTGTTTAAGGCCTTGACTCGGTTGTTTTCAGGACCGATTATAAACTATCGTTCGCAGACCGGCCGCCGCATTCGACGTCAACATCTAGATAAGTTTTCTTCACGATTTAAAACAGCCAGCGGCCAGCAGTTCAAAAAGAGCCTATATAATCCTTTAGATAATATTGCTACAAATGCTATTGCAAATCAGCGCAGAAACGAGCGCTATGTTGACTTTGACCAAATGGAGTATATGCCAGAGATTGCATCAACAATGGATATTTATGCAGATGAAATGACAACATATTCTGATTTACGTCCTATGATTAATATCAAATGTCCGAATGAAGAAATTAAGGCGGTGTTGGCGATTCTTTATGACAACATCCTTAACGCTCAATATAATCTTTTTGGTTGGGCCAGAACAATGTGTAAGTATGGAGATTTCTTTCTTTATTTAGATATTGATGATAAGTTCGGAGTTCAATCGGTTATTGCGCTTCCCAGTTCAGAGATTGAAAGACTAGAAGGTATGGATTCCACCAACCCTAACTATGTGCAATATCAATGGAACTCCGCGGGTATGACATTTGAGAACTGGCAGGTTTGTCATTTCCGTATTTTGGGAAATGACAAATATGCTCCATACGGCACCTCTATTTTAGAACCTGCTCGTCGCATCTGGCGCCAATTGGTTCTTATGGAAGACGCCATGATGGCTTATCGTGTAGTGCGTTCGTCCGAACGCCGAGTGTTTAAGATTGATGTCGGCGCCGTGCCTCCCAATGAAGTCGAACAGTACATGCAAAAGATTGTAACGCAACTTAAACGCCACTCGGTAGTAGATCCTACATCTGGTCGAGTCGATCTACGCTATAATCCGATGTCTATTGAAGAAGATTATTTCATCCCTGTTCGTGCAGGATCCGCGACAGAGATTACATCTCTTGCCGGCGCCCAAAACATTACAGCGATTGATGATATTAAGTATCTCCGCGATAAGCTCTTTTCTGCATTAAAAATACCCCAAGCATATCTCGCTATGGGCGAAGGCGCCGCCGAAGATAAGACTACGCTAGCTCAAAAAGACATTCGTTTTGCGAGAACGATCCAAAGATTGCAGCGAGTCATCGTGTCAGAACTTGAGAAGGTTGGTATCATCCACTTATATACGTTGGGTTTCCGCGGCGACGATCTACTATCTTTTGGCCTCTCTCTCAATAACCCTTCAAAGATCGCAGAACTTCAAGAGATTGAGCACTGGAAGCAGAAGTTTGACATTGCCGGTTCCGCCACTGAAGGCTTCTTCTCGCGGCGCTGGGTCACTGAACATATATTTGGTATGTCTAATGAAGAGTTTATTCGCAATCAACGAGAGATGTACTACGATCGCAAACATGACGCGTCACTGCAAGCAGTTGCTGAAGCTGCAGCTGCTGGCGAAGGCGGTGGCCTAGGCGGAGATCTTGGTGGCGATCTGGGTGGCGATCTGGGAGGTGATCTTGGCGGAGAACTTGGTGGCGAAGAAGGAGGTCTTGATCTGGGAGGTCCAGAAGAGATGCCCGCCGGTGATGCATCAGCAGACACGGGGGGCGGGGATGATTCTTCTCTTTTAGCAGTGCCTCCAGGCTCTAGAGATTCACCGCGACTAACACCCGGATCCAAAGGAAAAGTGTACCAACCAGTCAAAAGAGATAGAAGAGGAAGGGGCGCCAGGACGCGCCATATGCAAAGCCAATGGTCAAAAGAAAAATCTTCTAGTACTACTAGAAATACCGTCCCAGGCCTCACCGACTTAAATACTTTAGCGATGCCATCGGCAGGAAGAGGTATTTATGAACAAAATGAATCTATTTATTCAATGACAGAAACAGTTGAAGAGCAGAAGTTGTTTGAATTGAACAGTACTATTCGCACTCTTCTAGAAGGTTTAGAGAAAAAAGACAATATACTTGTGGAGAATAAGAATGAAGATAAGGCATAATAAAAAAAGAAATACTGCTTTTATTTACGAGTCTCTCGTACGCGAAGTTACAGTAGCAGCGATGAAGAAAGACAAAAGACGTCATAAAATAGCGGTGTCTTTGCTCAAGAAACACTTTAAGGAAGGGTCGATTTTAAAGCAACACTTAGATTGCTATCGTTCTTTGTACGAAAATCAGAACATTGATCAGAGAACTGCCGAAAGAATTCTCATAGAGGCTAAACAAGCTAGCCGTCTGCTTGATGCCCACGGTCTGTTCGTGAAACAGAGTGATCTCATTAAAGATGTTAATGTTGAAATAGAAAGAGATTTTTATAATACTTTTGTTCCTAACTATCGCACTCTTGCAACAATATACCACATCTTTTCTGACAAGTCTTCTCCCAAGCAAAGAGTTATGCTAGAAACGCAGCTGCTATCTGATATGAGTGGCACCCCCACACAAAGCGCACCAGTTGGCGAAATAGATGATGTGGTTTATAAATCTTTTGTTGCCAAATTTAATAATAAATATAACAACTCTCTATTGAGTGAGCAGAAAACTTTGCTGGAACACTATATTTCATCTTTTGTAAATAATGGATTAGAGTTGAAGGTGTTTTTGAATTGCGAGCTAACCAGACTCCGCGAGGCTTTAGAAAAGTCTATGGGTGGCGATATTATCAAGCAAGATCCTGAAATGCTAAAGAAAGCTAAAAGCATTTTAGAGCGTTTTGATTCGTTTAAAGCAGAGCCTGTTAATGATAAGATGCTCCTGACTGTATTAAAAACACAGCAACTAGTAAAGGAAATATTTGAAGATGCCGATCGTAGTTAAAGTCGGAAAAGGGGCGAATAAAGCCTCTGTACGCCTGGAGATGGATATCCGCAAAAGTATTAGCGGAGACTTGATGATTTTTGGCCATGGCGATATTGATATTGTGCTATCCACCAAAGAGAATAAGGTGTTAGTATTCCCCAAAGAAACGATGAATGACTTGGTGTATGGAGCCCAAAATAGATTATTTTCGTTTCTCCACAAGCGCGGAATAGTTCTTCCCGAATCTATCCAGGCGGGATCTTTTTTTGGAGCTTTTGAGGCCACGCTGCAGACGCCCTTTAACGAGAGTATTTCTGCAGCCAAACTAGCCCTAGTTAATATCGATTCGTTTATTACGGAAGAGCGTCCTTATTTTGAGTCGACCGAAGCTATTGTATCAATGGCTGACGATGAGCTTGTGCACCCAGATAAGACAGACTCCACAGAACTTGGAGAAGTGCCCCAGCGCTCGGAACAAGGTTCTATCCGCCCGGGGTATATACGAGACCCCTATTCATTAAACTATTTGTATACAATTTAGGAGAAGCGCTGTGACGGAAATGAAGACGATAATTGAAAGCTGGAATAAGACAATGTTAGAGGCCCAAGAACAAACCCCAGAGACGAAGGCCTCCCTATTTCGCGATCTGGAGGACCAAGCCGCCCAATTGATCAGCAATATTAACAAGGCAGCGCAAGGTGATGCTAATCTTGCCCAAGAGGCGATACAGTCATTAATCGTTGTTTTTCAAAATAGCCTTAAGGGCCAGTAATGGAACTATTAACATTCATACTTTGCGCCTACGGGCTGACACAAATCCTTGTCTATGGCAAGGTGTTTTCGAGATTAAGACCAAAGAAAGGCAAGCTTGGAGAACTAGCAAACTGCCCAATGTGTATGGGTTTCCACGTTGGCTGGCTTTTAATGCTACTTTCTCCGTTTACAGAACTATTTAGTTTTGATGTAACTGTGTTTAATTTCTTCCTTTTGGGAGGCATATCGTCGGGAACATCTTATATTTTAACAATGCTCTTCGGAGATAATGGAGTGAAACATGACCACAACTTGGACTGACAAATGGATGCTACAGCCGGTTCGTCGTTGCTGTAAAGGATCTTAGCTATGAGCAAGAAGCTCTTACGAGAATACTATGAACTCTGCGAAGGCGGCGTTTGTCAAGATCTTTTAACCGAAGAGGAAAAGAGATACGTGGCAAACGGCGGCATGATTTTGTCTGGAAAGCTTCAAGAAGCTGACGTTCAAAACGGAAACGGCAGAGTATATCCTCACCGGGTTTTAATGCGCGAGATGAAAAACTACCAAAAGCTCGTGCAAGAACGCAGAGCACTCGGTGAACTTGATCATCCCGAGGATTCGGTCATCAACTTAAAGAATGCATCGCATATGGTAACTGATGTATGGTGGGACCAGAAGAATGTGATGGGGAAAGTTAAGGTACTTGACACTCCTTCAGGTGGCATACTTAAGTCGCTTGTAGAATCTGGCGTTAAACTTGGAATCTCTTCTCGCGGCATGGGCTCTGTAAGCGAGAGCGCAGGCCAAACGATTGTAGAGGATGACTTTCAGCTTATTTGTTTTGATTTTGTGTCAGAGCCGTCGACACCAAACGCATTTATGATGCAAGAGGCCAAGAACTTCAACAATCACGTATTCACCAAAGCCGATCGTATCAATAGATTATTGAACGAGGTTTTGGACGATGAGTGATTGGAGCAGCTTTAACGACGATAAAGCAACTTTCGACGCATGGCGTGAGTTTGTCAACGAGGAAGAAGTAACTGCTGTTGAAGATGAAGAGCTGTTGCGCGAAATCGATTGGAGGATGGTCGGAAAGGCCGCTTTGAAGATGGGAGGTGAAGTCCTCAAGCAGGCACTCCCATTCCTGCTAAGCGTCGTTATAAAGTATGTACCCGAAGCAGTCCAGAGCGCTCGCGACTTTATGTACGGCGGCTATTGGACCGGCCACGTTCAGGCCGGATTCGCTACACTTTCTCCAGCTCGGAGAGCGGCCGTTGCCAGAGAACTAGAAGACTCATATGAGATGGCAGCCATGGAAGTTAGAGCGTCCGAAGAGGAATCGACCCTTGAAGTTGCTGCAACTGATGATGAGCTGCCAACGGATATTTTTGGTTCGTTGCCTGGAGTAGACAGCTTGCTGGGGCTCGTGGATCGAGCTGCGTCATCCTTCGGCCGCAGTGACAGTGAGTCCACCACCACATCTGAAGCTAAAGTCAAAAAGAAAAAAGAGCAAAGCTTGCTGGACCAAAGGGTAGCTATGGAAAAGCAGATTAACGCAGAAACCCAAAAGATAGCAACTCAACTTCTTGCCAAAGCGACTGCAGCTGCGGATGCCGGCAAGATATCTAAAGAGGAGCTGGTCAAATATCGAGAGGTTATTGCGCGCCGGGTCAAAGCCATGAAGGCAGCCGCATATCACCGCGCGACAGCACATGCCTTAAAGGCGACAGCTAAAAAGCGCGTCGCCTCCTTGGGCGCCACACTTTCGACCACCCGCAGCGATTCCGAGGGCGAGAAAAAGGAAGATCCCACAGAAGAGCCAGAACCAGAACCCGAAGAGCCCACAGAAGAGCCAGAACCAGAACCCGAAGAAGACACTAGGGCTCCAGATGAAGATGAAACACCGGCACAAAAAGTGATCAGGATCCGGAAGAGATTGTTGCTTGATAATGCAAGAACGCTCGATAGGATATGGAGTGGAGCTAACACGCAAATCGCCAAATGGGCGGAACAATATCCGTCCGGAGACACCGTTAAACTCTTCGACGCCATTTTCGAGAACGCCAACAACCTTGAAAAATTTAAAACCTACGCTCAGAAATCCGGTTTTACATTAGACGAAATTAGAGACGTTCTAGAAATGAAATATGACAAAGAGAAAAAAAGGTTAGCCTACTACGCCGATGATGATGATCGCAATCTCAATGAACAAAAAATACTCAATCACTGGAAACTATTAGCAGGAATAAAATGAAGAAATCAGACTTAAAACAATTAATCAAGCCGCTCGTTAAAGAGTGCATTCATGAAGTTCTCATCGAAGAGGGTCTTCTTTCGAATGTTGTGGCCGAGGTGGCCAAAGGCATGCAGGGCAATCTTGTTGTCGAAACACAGCAAAAATCTAACGATTCTCTATTTACTGGGAACCCTCCGCAAAAACAAAAAGCGGCACAGACCCGGAAGAAAATGCAAGAACATCGCCAAAACCTTATGAAATCAGTCGGCTCTGACGCATACAATGGTGTTAATCTTTTTGAAGGCACAGAGGCTATGACGGCCCATGAATCCTCGACCCCCAAAGCAGGCACTGTTGATTTGGGTAACCCTGGTGATGCTGGTGTAGACATCTCATCGCTTTTGGGTGGTGCGTCACAAATTTGGAAAGCAATGAAATAGGAATAAAATGAGCAAAAAAATAAATGTATCTGTAACATCGCGCGAATGTCGCGGCAATAACGAAAAAATGATTCGCAAGTTTAACAAGAAAGTAAAGAAAGAACGTATCATCGAACAGGTAAAAGATCGACGTCGCTACAAAAAGCCTTCTGTTGCCAAGAAAGAAAAGCGTGCACGCGCAGAAAGAGCACGCCAGAGAGAAAGGCTTAAAAAACAAAGAGCGCAAGAAAGACGGAATAGGAATAATAAGTGACTATTTATAGGTGTAAACAAATTTCGGAGGTTTTATAATGAGCGGCAACTATTGGAAAATGGAAGTAGGGATCAATAATGTCCCTGCATACCAAGTCAGCGGACGCCCTTTTGCTAGCGCTAGTGTCATTTATGATACTACAGCGCGCTTGGTTGACTTGCCATATGTTAGTCGTTGGTTCCAAGTCTTTAATCGAGGAGCTTCAGACTTACGAGTGGGTTTCTCTGCAGCTGGCGTTACAGGCGCAAAAACTTCAGACAAAGGAGATAAATATTATTTTACAGTCCCTCCTAGCGGATCTGGTGGTTTTGGAAAGTCTGACATTTATGAGATGAAGGTTTCTAATATTTGGCTTTATGGCGCCACGGCAGGAACGTGCGATGTGGTTTCTGGTCTCACTACTATTCCCAGACAAAGAACTTCTGGCACTTTAGGACCCAACTTCTCTGGCTCTGTAGGAGTTTAGTTAGATGGCTAGATTTGGCTGGGCATTTATAAACTGTTCTGGATCGACTGATGGTTCCGCTGCGGGCCCCGCACAGTCGCTTCAGTTCGTAACTTCTTCGGCTGCCACAAGCACGACCGGCTCGATGATGCTAACATACATCACGGCTTCTGCTGGGATATATACTGGGTATCAACCTTCTACATTGATCTTGTCGGGTAATATGATTTTGACTGGTGCATTGAGTGCTAGTCAGATTCATTATGAGAATGTAACAAACATCGATGCCACCGGATCAACGTTTTTTGGTAACTCTAACGATGACATGCATGAGCGCACAGGAAGCCTGATTGTATCAGCTATTGGAGGGGCTTATATTTTGAGCGCCTCGGTGACCAATCGGCGCACTCATGTCCGAGCGTTCGGAGGAGGCTACAGGCGAGTTACTGCCAACTCTAACTTAAATAACACCGATTATATTATTGGATGTAGTGGTTCTGGCCATCAAGTGCTGCATCTTCCTACCGCATCAGTAGTAGGAGTGGGTTCTCTCCTTGTCATTAAGGACGAATTCAGAGATAGAGGTTCTACTTACGTACAAGTTTCGGCGGCTGTTGGAACAAGTAATAAAATTGATGGCCGCGCTGACTATGCGCTTACTGGCACAATGCCCGCCATTAACCTATATACAGATGGATCCCATTGGTTCGTGTTCTAGTATAGGGGGTAGTGATCTATGGCCTACAATATTTTATCAGGCACGGTCATCGCCGCCCAGGAATACATACCGGGCAGCTTGGTTGTTGGCAATATTGTTTCTGGTAATTTAAGCACATCCGATGGCGCCGCCATCATCAATATTCCTCGCGTTTCTAATGCCACCAATAATTCTATTCTGACGAATGTTGGCGGAGATGCTAATAACCTAACTTGTGAGTCAAACCTAAAGTTTGATGGTTCGGTTATGAACATAACTGGCCATCTTACTGCAAGTTTAAGTGTGTCGGCTTCGGTTTATTACGGTGATGGTAGCATGCTCACCGGGATTAGTAGTTCTGGAGGAACAAGTAACCGTCTGTCTGTTTACGGCATCGGCGATGCTGATGGTAATCTAAGTGTAGGTTTAAATTATGGCAGCGCTACATTTACGTCTGCGAGAACATGGACAACCCCAAGCAGCGCATCTGTTGGAGACGTGGTTAGAGTTAAAGCGCCAGCCGGCGTTAGTGGCACTAACACTTTAACTGTTGAAGGCTTTGACATTCATACGATTGATGGCCTAACGAATATTAAGATCGAATCATCTTTCGGCGCCGTAGCCTTATGTTATGTGTCTTCCGGATCTTATAGAATATTCTAGTTTTGTGCAAAGTTCGAAAAAGGCGCGCTAGGTTGTGGTCGGTGCTAAAAAAACTTAATTTGAGAGTATCAAAAATACTATTTATAAGCGAGATAGAAGATTTTTCTATTCTCAGGTTTGGATAGGTGTATCTACATTTATCCAACAACCATAAAAAAACTATAATATGGAGGGTTTTTATAAATGGCTTATAAATTTCAAGTAGGAGGTGCTCGTATGAGCGGCTCCTTAATTCAAGAGGGTGATCTCGAAGTATACGATCACTCCGGTGCTTCTAAAGCTAAGATTTCGCTTGCTGGTGCTCTTACCGCTGCTTCTATGAGCGGCTCTGGTGTTCTTCAGGTTGGAGGTGCTGCCACTTTTGCTGCTGCTGTTTCTCCTCTCGCTGACGCCGCGGCGGACCTTGGTGCTTCTGGCAAACAGTGGAAGGACTTGTATGTCCACGGGATCGGTTATATCGATCAGATTGGTACAGATGCAGATCCAGTTGCTGGTTACTTCAACGCTGGTGAAATCGACGGTGTTGCAATCGGTAGCGAGTCTCCGAGTACTGCTGTGTTCACCTCAATGTCCGGAACAACTCTGGGCGCTACCGCTGTAACAGCTAACTCCCTGGATCTTCAGGGCGGAACTGCTACTGTTGGTGGCCTTACTGCTGAAGCTAACCTCGACATTGGTGCTTTCACCTTTCGCGCAACTCAGTTTATCTCTGATATCACGACAGGCACTGCGCCTCTTTCTGTTACCTCGACAACCAAAGTTGACAACCTGAATGCTGACAAGCTTGACGGTGCTGACTGGGCTGCTCCTGCTGCTCTCGGTTCTACAACCCCTGCGGTTGTTTCCGGTAGTAACTTTTCTGGCTCTGGTGTTCTTCAGATTGGTAGCAACTCCTTGTGGGGAGGTGATTTGGTTCCTGCACGTGATAGTGCAATCGATCTTGGTTCGTCTGCAAAGCAGTTTGCTGAAGCACACATCGACCATGGTTACATTGATGCGATCACTGCTACTGGCACATCGACACTTACTACTGTTGACATCAACGGCGGTAATATCGATGGCACTGCTATTGGTGCAGCCACTCAAGCTGCTGCTCAGTTCACAACCATCTCTGGTTCTGGTGGTCTTCAAGTTGGTGGTATTACTTTTGTGAGTGCCGACATTAGACCGACTATCGATAGCACTAATAACTTAGGATCTTCGGCTCTTCGTTTCTCTACGATTTACGTTGATAATATTGTTGGTGCTGACGTTGCTAAGGATGTTGAGAAAGTTGCTGCTGGTGGCTCTATTGCTGCTGGAACTGACTTCGCTCTTATCACTTCTGCTAATGGTGGCACTGTCACTCTTCCTGGCGCTAGCGCTGGTAAGACACTCTTTGTCAAGCTTTCTGGTGGTGTTGGTAACCTTGTCCTCGCCGCTGCTGGTGGTGACACAGTTGAAGCTGCAGCTTCGATTCTTCTTGAATCGACTGGTTCAGCTGTTACGCTCATCGCTTACGATGCTCTTGCCTGGTTCGTCCTCTAAGCCGAAGTTATACTTTGGTTTGGGGTCTTTACCTTAAATCTTTGGATGTCTCCTTTACGGGAGGCATCCTTTTTTTTTGCAACTATTTACTGTGGAGATCAAAAATGGCATACAATGTTTTAAAGGGTAAAGTAGAGGGTTCTGTGGATCAACACGCAGACCAGCAAATAGGTGGCGTAAAAATATTTAAAAACACAGTGAGTGCTAGCGCGTTCTATGACATCGATGCAAAAGCACCCTGTATAACGGCTCGGGATTTGCCCATTCGAGAGCTTTCTAATGCGGCGCCAAACGGATTATTGGTGTATCAGGATAACCATGTAGCTTCTTCTCATTATGATTTAAGATACCATCACGATATATTATACGTTCCTCACTTGGCGGCTACTTCAATACAAGGGGATGCGTCTGATTTAACAAATGTGCCGGCCACTAAATTTTCTGAACCGGTCCCCGCAGAGTCTCTAAAGATTGGTCAAGGCCTAATGAGTGTGCGCGGCGCCCTTCAAGTTAAAGTTGGTGACGGTATTTCGTGCACAGAAGATGGCATAGACGTCAACGTCGCCCCCCGAAGCGGCTTATCATTCAAAGGTCAAAGGTTGACCCTAGATACTAAAGCTTGCAGTGACATCACCCAGAATGGTCAAAACTTAAGTGATGACGATACAATTTTTGTGTATGACGAATCGCTAAACCAAGTTCGCTCCTCAACATTAAAAAACTTACATGCAAGGTACATTTCAGAAAGAGTGCCTCGACCCACCGGAGACATAGGATCGCTCCAGCTAAAAGGGAGAAATGGATTTATATCCTCCAACGCTTTAACTTTTAATGCACAACATGGGGTTTTAACTCTTGACGGAACATTGCGCTCGCATAAGATTAAAAACGATCATACTGCAGAGTTTCTAGGAACTGTTAGAATGCAAGGCCAAGTATGTCAAGCTATTAAGACAGTTAAGACTCAAAAGTACTCTGTGCAAGATGGGGATTACACTATTTTAATAGACTCTGGTAAAGACAAAGCTGTTGTGGCTCTGCCACCTGCTGTTAATAACCGCGGAAGAGTCTTGATCGTGAAGAAAGTTAATCGCGATAAATATAAACTGAATTCAGGGGTCGTTAAAGTAGTGGCCACCGAGGGGAAAATAGATATTGCCGAGGAAATGATTATCAAAATGAACTACTCGTCACGTACGCTCCAGTCGGATGGTGAAAATTGGTGGCTTATTGCCAGCAAAGGAAGCTGAACCAGGGTATTTTGGACGCTTGCGTACTATTTATTTTGAATTGGTATTATTTTTAGGAGTTACCGTATGTCTAGTTTGCTCAAAGAAGCTATAGTTGATGCCACGGCATTAAAAGAAGCCGCCCTTAAGAACGCAGAAGCGTCTATTATAGATAAATATTCTGTAGAAGTGAGAGAGGCGCTGGAAAGGCTCCTAGAACAAGACGATTTGGATTTGTCAATGGGAGGTGAGATAGGCGCCCCCGAAGAGGCTGCCATGGAGCCCGAGATGGAAGACGATGCACTCACGGGAGATGCACCTGTCGAAGAAATTGTCGATCCCGACGATGTTCCTTTGGCCGCAATCGATGGTATTAGCGATAAAAGCGGTACTGGCTTAAGCGGCAATCTTTCGGATGGAGAAAAAGTTGAGTTCAATCTAGATCTTGGCTCCCTTCAGGAAGCCATCACTGACCTACAGGCTACTCTAGACGAATCTGCTGAACTTGATTTTGAAATGTCAGATCTCGAAGACCTTCTTGCAGAGGGCGTTGATGACCCTGGTTCTTTTGCTGGAGAAGAGGCAGAAGATGATGATGACAATAGCGGATCTGCCCTAGCAGGCTCCGCAGCTGCTGCGGAGGCAGATAAAGATCAGATGGATGGAATTGCCGAAAAGAAAGGCCCTTATTCCGATGGAGCGCGCTCCGCCGCAGGCGTGGATGATGATGGTGATGGGGTACCAGATGGTGCCGACGCCGACAAGGACGATCCGGATGTACAAGAAGAAAGTTTTGACTTTCTTGTAGATGAGATTGTCGAAAAATTAACAGTTGATATGGGTGCAACCCTTTCTGGTTGGGCCGGCCGCTCTTCCGAGAGTCAGAAGTGGGAGATGGAAAAAGCTCTCGCTCACCGCCGGAGCACCGATATGCAAGACGAATTAGAAGTTTTAAGAAAAGCTCAAGAAGAGTTAGTTTTTGAAAATAAACAACTCAGAGAGCACCTTTCTCAATATAAAGAGGCAACAACCCAGCTTAAGGAAGGCTTACAAGATGTAAACCTTTCGAATGCTCGCCTACTTTATACGAACCGAGTATTAAGAAATACCTCCTTAAATGAGCGACAAAAAGAAAGAATTGTCGAAGCTATTTCACGCGCCGGTTCTGTTACAGAAGCAAGAACGATTTTCGATACGCTTCAAAGCACAGTGGAGGCTAAACCTACAAAAAGCCCACAATCACTGAGCGAGGCAATCACACGTCGTTCTTCTGTAATACGTGCTTCTCGACACAATGAGAAGCCTTCGTCCGATCCCTTGCAGGATAGGATGAAGAGACTAGCTGGAATAAAATAAACATAAAATCATTATATATAAGGAGGTGATAAATTATGTCTAGTATCGTTGAAAGGTTAACGGAAGGTATCGTTAACCGTGATATGCGCGCCGAAGGTCATGCTTTGTTAACAAAGTGGGAGCGCACAGGTCTTTTAGAAGGCCTGACAAGTGACCGTAAAAAGAATGCTATGGCTCGACTTCTTGAGAATCAAGCCAAGGAACTTCTTCGTGAGAGCAGCACTATGTCTGGTGGTGATGTTGAGGGCTTCGCAGCTGTCGCATTCCCCATCGTTCGTCGTGTGTTTGCAGGATTGATCGCAAACGATCTCGTTTCCGTTCAGCCGATGAGTCTCCCTAGTGGACTTATCTTCTTCCTCGACTTCGTGTTCTCGCCAAACCTTGGTGCATCGAACACCATGACAGATCGTTTTGGTAACGTTGCTGATAAGTCCATTTATGGTACAGCACAGGTTGGTTCCCAGATCACAGGCGGTGTTAGCTTAACAGCTACATCCGGTTCTGATGCATCTGGTCCTCGCACAGTTGGTGCACGTGGTTACGCTTATGCGTCTCCAAGTGGTTCCGGCGGTGTTGAGACTGCCCAGTGGAATCTTGCTGACAACTTCTCGCTCTCCGGTTCTACCGAGACGCAGCGTCGTAAGTGGCTTCAGTATGACCCCGACATCCTTGCACTTTCGTCTTCGGGCGAGCGCATTGGTGTTGCTGTCTTTGAGTGTGCTGGTAGTGTACTCACTGGTTCCCAGAGTGGACAGCCCGCTGACTTTAAGAACCTTGGTGCTTTCTCGGCATCGTTCGGTGGTCAGGGTGGTGGAACAACTGCAACCAATGTTGGTGATGAATCCTTCTTGATTCGTCGTCTTACCATGCAGACAGGCGCCGCAGATTCTTCGAACGTTCGTTTCGTTGTTATCGGTGCTGATAGTGCTGGTGGTGTTGCTGGCTCGAATGTTGCTCTTGGTTCTCTTGAAGCCATGTGTCAGTTCCCAATCAAGGATAATATCATTGCTAGCAATGCTATTGGCTCGGTTGTCGGTACTGCTCTTTGGGGTCTTGAGAATAGCGAAGAGATCCCCGAGATTGACATCAAGGTGGATAGCATCGCTGTTACCGCACAGACCAAGAAGCTCAAGGCTAAGTGGACTCCAGAGTTAGGACAGGATCTTAACGCTTACCACAACCTTGATGCAGAGGTCGAGCTTACAAGCATCCTTTCGGAGCAGATTGCTCTTGAAATCGATCGCGAGATCCTTGCGGACCTTGTGAATGGTGCTACAGCTTCTACCTACTACTGGTCGCGTTCTCCGGGTCTCTTCTTGAACCGCGAGACTGGTGCTGAAATCGGTGCTGCTTCTGCTGCTCCCGACTTCACAGGTACTGTGAGCGAGTGGTACGAGACACTCATTGAGACAATCAATGACGTTTCTGCCCAGATCCATCGTAAGACTCTGCGTGGTGGCGCTAACTTTCTCGTCTGCGGACCTGAAATCGCCAACGTGCTTGAGTTCACTGCTGGATTCCGTGCTAGCGTTACCGCTGATGACGAGACTGGCTCTGTCGGTGCCGTCAAGGTTGGTTCGTTGAGTAAGAAGTTTGACGTCATTGTTGACCCATACTTCCTGCGCAACGTGGTTCTCGTTGGACGCCGCGGCTCCTCTTTCCTTGAAAGCGGATACGTGTACGCACCTTACGTACCACTGCAGACTACACCTACGATCTTCGGACCAGAAGACTTCGTACCCCGTAAGGGAGTCATGACGCGTTATGCCAAGCAAATGGTGCGTCCTGATATGTACGGTCTTGTTATCGTCCGCGGACTCATTGGTGAAGCCGGCGCAACTGGCTAAACACTAGTAGCAAAATAAATGTAAAGCCTCCACCTTTTAGGTGGGGGCTTTCGTTTGTCTAAAACTAGTTATAGGCGAGAGGAGAAATCCTTTCGTTAATTGACCGAATTAATATTATATAAGGAGAAATATATTATGGGAACAAAGAGAGTAGGTTGGGCCAGAATTAAGAGCCTGATTAACGAAAATCAAAATGCGCTTCAAATGCGGAAGCAAGCGACTAAGACGACTACCGCAGATACAACTTTAACTGCAGCCGATTCGGGGAAAATTATTTTCCTTGATGGGTCGACTACACACGATGTTACTTTGCCTTCTGCGGCAACAGGGCTTACATTTACGTTTTGGCTTGTGAATGCTACGGCCGATGTGGATATTGTTCAAGCCTCTGCCACCCAAGACTTTGTTGGCAACATTACGGCTCACAACGGTAAAGATACTGCCGTTGCTGGCGATACGAAGATTATCTTCGATCAAACCGGAGGAGCAGCGGTGGGCGACTGGGTTCAGCTAGCATGCTATAATGGTGACGACTGGATGGTGGTGGGTCTTTCCAATACCTCCGCCGCAGTTGTTTTTGGATAAACCGATAAGAAATACTAAATAAAATATATTTTATATTTAACCCCCTTTCTTCGGATTGGGGGTTTTTTATGAAAACCACGATCCTCTCATTTTTTTCGCCACCAATTTTTTGAGATTTGCGCTTTTTTGAACTAGTTACTAGACAAAACAGGAGTTTTTTATGGGCAAGAAAAGAAGAATACTTACAACCAATAAGTTTAACGCAAAACACTCGGCGCACCCAAGAATGAAGATGGCAGCTGCTATCACGACAACGGCCCCTACACCTCTGGCTGTCGAATCGTCACCGACTGAGAAGAAAGTCACGGTAGAAGCCGTTACATCGCCAGCGCCGGCGGCGGCCCCCCCGGCGCCAACGGCGCCAACTTTAGCGCAAGAAGAGGCCTCGACAAAAGCGCCAACCCTCAAGACAACAAAAACGAAGAAGACACCAGCTCCTCGCAAGAAGACCGCACCTTCAGCGAGAAAGAGGGTCACAAAAAAGAAGACAACGACTGCTACAGCATAAATAATTTTCCTTTTAGCACGGCACCCATACTTGTGTGGGAATTTTGTTATTGAGATTACTACTTATAGTAAGGGAGAATTTTTGAATGCCCACTAACCTAAGTCCGAGATCGCAAACCAGCGCAATTGTTCTCACTTCTACTGGCTCTGCTGCGCAAGTAGCGCAAGGGTGCCCGTTTGGTGTATATACCGGCTCTAGGCTTTTTTTAAGTGGTGCTTCCCTTCAGGTTAATTATGTATATAAGAAATTAGGAGGAGATGTTGTTGATATTGAGCTGACGCCTTCTAATGTATACGCTGCCTACGAAGAGGCTGTTCTTGAATATTCTTATATTATTAACCTTCACCAGGGTAAGAATGTGTTGTCATCTATCCTGGGCTCTGCGACTGGAACGTTTGATCATCGAGGAAGTAGAACTTCAGGCCCCACAAGCGCCAGCCTTCAGTATGCACGCTTTTCATTAGGCTATTCGCGTCGTGTAGGCGATGGCGCCGCTGCCGCAGGAGGCTTTGGCGGAACATTTCCTCAATATTCTGCTAGCTTTAAGCCGGCCTCTGGACAGCAAGACTATGATCTTCAAAAGATCATCAAGGCCGCCTCTGATTCGGGCGTCGACGACGGCGGCGATCCGGTACCCTACGCTGGAAAAGTAGGCAAGAAGCGTATTCTAGTGACAAGAGTTTTCTATCGCTCTCCGCGGGCTATGTGGCGCTTCTTTGGGTACTATGGGGGTATTGGAGTGGTCGGAAATATGTCCACCTATGGACAGTTTGCCGACGATTCTACTTTCGAAGTTATACCCACATGGCAAAACAAAATGCAAGCGATCATGTATGAAGATTCGATTACTACGCGTACGTCAAACTATTCTTATGAACTTATAGACAATAAGCTGCGTCTTTTCCCAACTCCTAGCAATTTTGGCTTTGATGGCTATAATGATCGCATGTGGGTAAAATTTTATGTTGATATGGAGCCTTATCAGACTGGTTCTTATGATGTGGGAATTCAGGGAGTCAAT